GACTGCTCCACTTGATTTTCCTTCAATAAATGTTGGAGTTTGTAGATTCTGAATATTTTCATTTACAATAATATCGGTAAATGGTACAACATCAAATAATGATAAATCCCATGTATTTGCATCTGGATATGTTGCATCATAAGAACCACTCTCTAAAGCAAAATCGTAAACTCGTGCTAAACCAATTTCTTTTCCAGGAGCAGCAATAGATGATGATCCTACTCTCTCATCTCTTAAAGATATGGTATATGTAGTTGAAAACCCAATATTTGGAGATCCATATACTCTATTCAAAGAAATTGTAGATCCAGTAAGATATGAAATAGATTGATTTTTGAATGTTTTTGTAGTTCTTGGTTTATTAAAATCTAAAAATACATTTGAAGGAATATTTACCTCATATCCTTTAACATATGCTTTTCCTGGGGAAATTTTGTATATTCCAATATCATCATTGGGTGTTTGTCCAGAAGATGTGAACTCATTTTCACTATAAACCCCATTATTACCTTTAAAATCATTAAGAGAATTCTTTAATTCAATTTTAAAAGGTTTTACATAATAATCTCCACTTTCTTCATATGTTCTTCTTGCCATTTCATCTGCAAGAATATTATATTGTGGATTATCGAGTTTTGATGAATAAATAATGCCATTTACAACTTTGGCTAAGCTTATAAAGTCTTGTGGTACTTCTTCTCCATCAAGAACGGATGTCAAAAATGCTTCTATTTTTAATCTATCTGCACCTTGTGCAGCATAGTTCGCATATCCTTGAGAATTATCGTATAACGTTTCATCATCGTATACATCAATAATAGATTCTACAATACTAAATCCAATATCAAAGGAAGGAATTGGATTATTTGTACTTATAACTAAAAGTTGTTCATCTACATTTACAAAATATCCTCTTAAGTAAAAAACACCATCAGTTAATATTGCAACGCATCCAGAATTATTTGATTGTACTACACCAATAGAATCACCAATATTAAATGATGTGATTCCAGATTCGGTTAAACTAACTCTTTGCTCAACATTAATATTTTCTCCAGGTCTAAAGGCTTGTGGGATGCTGTCTGTACCTGAGTTGAGAATTCTTACAAAAAGATTATATCCATCATGTACGGAATCAATTTGGGCTCGTACTCCACTATCTTGCCCAACAATTGTTTTTCCAATTAATGCATTAGTATACTGAGAAACATCAATTCCATTAAAAATGTTTTCTATTTTTATATTGTATGCAGTATTAGCTATAGATAAAGTTCCAGGAACTACTACAGAACCTTCTTTAAAAACATGATTTCCAAATTCTTCAACTTGGTTCTGAAGAATTGATTGTAGTGTAGTTAATTCTCTAGCCTGAACTGGCTGACCAGGTTTAAATAATACTTTATGGAATCTTTTTGATCGATCAAAATCGTCAAAATATGGAAAAGTATTTAGATTGGTTAGTTGTGGCATAATTCTTAGAACTGCAATACAATTTTAATATCTTCTCTTTGATTTTGAGACCTAGTTATTGAAGGTCTATTGTCAACATAAATTAAATCACCAGAGTATTTTTTTACTTCTGGATTTGAAATTCCATTATTGAATGATTGTCCAAGATAGTAATTTAGATTATTTATGGTAAATATATCACCATCAAAATTATTATCAATTTGTAAAGTTTGGTTTGAACCAAGAATATTTAGAGACCCACCACTACCAATATTAGAGGTAAATTCAACTAGATCATCTCCATAAGGAGATCTTCCATCATCAAAATTATTTGCAGATAGATCGTAATTAAATCCATGAGAAGTCCTATCTTGCCAATATTTTAAAACTCCAGTATTTTTATTATATGAAACTACCCTTCCTATTGCTGTAGATCCAGCAGATACTGTTTGTGTTATTGTTGCGTTTGGAGTAAAGATTGCACTTTTATAATCATCAACATCATTAACTCCAGTTAACTTTAATGCATATAAAGAACTAACTTGATTAGTAGATAATAATTCCTGGGAATTGAATGCTAGAGGATTTGCAATGATTCCAATTCTTGAAATTTTATTGCCAACAATAAAATCTGGATTGGTAGCATCATTTTTAATTTGGGAAAAAATTAAAACTCTTGTGCAACCCAATTCTCTGTAAATATCATAACCATGCCCATCCTTTGGTGGTATTATCACCTCAAAGGAAGGATCTGTTGTTGAATCTTGAGGAAAATTGCCAGATGTTAAATCAATTTTTGCATATGTATATCCAGAACCACCTTTAGAAATGACAACTGAATCTACTTTTGATTGATTATCAACAACAATAGTAGCTTCTGCACCAGTACCATCACCGACTATAGAGCATGTATAAATCTGATTTGCTGGACCAACATCAACTCCTCTAGAAAGAATTTTTGCTATTTTGAGTTGACCACTAGATTTGGCATTTAGTCTTACTGATTGGTAATTTGCATTAGATTCCCAATCTGTTGGAACAGTAATGTAATTTAACGTATCAAATTTTACAATATCACTGGGATTGATGGTAAATAGATATTTCCAAATATATCCATCACCACTAGTACCAGCACTTCTTGGCTCTAAATCAGTAAATGTTGGTTCATCTAAGGATGGCCTACCCTCTTGGTTTTCTGGATTTGATCCATTTTGTAAACAGATGTAAACTTTATAGTCCTTATTAATTACATAGTAATTTGAGGAATATAGAGACGTTGCTAAAGATGGTTGAGAAATATTATCCCTATTAATATTATGACGATACATGTCATATGTAACACCAGATGACCAAGTATTTTTTCTTATAGCAAATCTTACGTCATCTGTAGATATTTTTTTTAAACCAATTATTGTATCCCAATTATGGTTTTCTTCATCAAAAGAATCTTTTGGTGCTGGTGGATTTTCATCCCAAGTAGAATTGTAGTCTTCTGGATTGGTTAATCCAACAAAACTATAATAAGAATTATCGCTAGATGTTATTTCATTAATAAAATTTCTAGCATTTAATATTCTAATTTGATCTGTTACAATTGCAGACATGACCTTTTTTTATCTATTTATTAGGTTAACGCAAGGGTATGTATTCCAACACCAGCAACTTCAATAACAATGTCTGTACCGACAAGATTAATTGATATTGGAGAATTAACTCCAGTACTAATTCCCCCTGTTGCAGAAAGAATACCAGTAATATTGAGATTGCCAGTTCCTGTAATATTATTAGTGTTAATATCCAAATCACCTCCCAGTTGAGGTGTAGAATCACCAACAACTTGTGTAGATATTCCTGTTAGAGAGCTATATGGATAGTTAGTGGCATCTGTAAGATCAAATGCTGGTGTAGCATCAGATCCTCCTAATGAAAGACTAACACCACCAAAAGAAACTGAAGAATTATCTAATGCTGAATTTGGAATGTTTGTTAGTGCTGCTCCAGATCCTTCAAATGAAGTTGCAGTGACAATTCCAGTTACATTTACTCCAGTTGATGTTATTGTTACGCCATTACCAACAAGATTTGGACCTACTTGAAACTCATCATATACAGTTAAAAGTCCGACATAACCATGTCCACGAGATGAAAATGAAACACCAATTCCAGCTCCATCAGGATCTCCAATATCAATACCACTTCTTGCAGTAATAATACCTACAGAATCAATATTAGTAACATCTTCATAAGTTAAAGTACCACCGATAGTTACATTACCAGTGAATTCCGCTCCTGTTGAAGTAATAAATCCAACATTTAAATTTGGATCTCCACTTAATAATGTATTACCATCACCTAATGCATTATAAATTTCTAAGAAATTATCATTTACTTTTTTTGCACCTAAAACTAAGGGATCCCCAGTTCCATCATTTAGCGTTGATCCTGTAAATATGCCTTGCCTTGCCATTATAACAATAAATGGATTTATGAGTTATTTATAAGTGTAAATGATCCTCTACTTTATGTAGAATACTGAGTATACAAGTTGTATCTGAGTGAGAATTTTCTCCTAATGAATGGAGAAGTTGTAAGTCCAGAGTAACCATTTTGATAATATGCATTAAACTCTTTTGGATTTCTCCTACTCTTTGTGGGATCCCATACAATTCTACCCCATGAGAAGTTTCCAAAATAACCCGTTCTATCTGCCCCATCAGAATCGAATGTAGCTGTATCGGAATCGAAAGTTATGGATCCACTATCAAATGATTCCAAGTTATTGGATAAAGTAATCGGATTAGAAACCAAAGTAGTGACACTTACAATATCAGTTGTCCCTATTCCTGGAATTGTTTCTGTAGTTTTTTCAATATCATAAACTTGGAATATATTATTAAAGTAAGATGATGTAAATCCAAGTATAGATCCATCATTATAAAGTGAGGTTACTCCATTACCGATATTAGTATCAGAAGTTGCAAAGTAGTAACTTGTAGATATTCCACTAGTAGTAATTCCAGATTGATTAACACCACTATTTCTCAAGAAAGAATTTTGATCTATATGGAAACTTAATTTCAATGCTGTAGAAGCAATTCCAACTATTGTATTTGCAATAGAAACTATAGAACCAAAATCTCCACTATATTCAACTTTTTCTATATTTTCTACCAATGCTTTTGGACTTTCAATTAATACATGTGGATTATTAGTAGTATCATAACCAGAACCACCATTTATCACACTAATGGATGTTATTTGTCCATTTGTAATTCCACATGTTGCAATTGCTGTTACTCCACTAGTGCCTGGAGAACTAATTATTATTTCTGGTGTAAATGTATATCCAAAACCAGGATTTGTAATTGTAACTGAACTAATAGTTCCAGAAGAAGAAACTACAACTGTGCCAATGCCAGTCTCAGTTACTTCTTGAGAAACTATCTCAATTTGTCCAAGTTTAACCCCACTAAGATTTTCATTTTGATTGTCAAAGAATGTTTTTACACTTTCAACCCAAGCAACTGTGGTGTCAATACCAATATTTTGTAGTAAATTTGTATGTGGGTAAATGAATGGTTCATAAGATTTTCTATCTTTACCTACATGTTCACCATTAATAAATTTATCATATACTTGCTTACATGCCATTATTGGTCTTTCAATAGTTTCATCATTTAATCTACCAATTCCATTATATGGATTTGTTGTTATAATGTCGGAGGATAAAATATCTTCAACTGTTCTTAACTCCTCAGTTTGGTTTGGAGTATCGGACATTAATTTTACGGTATCTCCCTCTTCAATTGGTTCAATAACATCCACTTCAACAACATCAACGTCTCTAGTGCCTCTATAGAAAATTATTCTTGATGTATAATCCTTGGGGATTGCTTCATTAAATACTAACAAACTACCACCTTTAAATGTATATGATGAATTTGGTATTTGAAGAATATCATTAATAAAAACAAATATAGTTGCAGAAACATCAATACTACTACCAGGTCTTGCCTTAATAGAAATTCTTTCTCCTTGATAAGAAATTGGGAATACTTTTCTAATACCATCAAACCTATTTTCTATACTATCTAATTGCTGCAATTGTCCAAGTGACCAAGAACTAAATTCATCACTATGAGTTTGATTTATTGTTATTTGGAACTCATCAAATGACTTACTAGTATCTGTGGGAATTCCAGTTGTTCCACCAATTGAAACCGTCAAAACTTCACCTTGACCATATCCATAACCATTATTATTGAATTTAAATTCTCCAATAGTAGTATCTCTACTTACAAATATATCAACCGATGCTTTTGTGCCAATACCTTGAACAGAATCATTAGAATAGATTAATGGTATATTTGTGTAACTTAATGGGGAATCAAATCTTACTCTAGGTGGATTTGTACTAGTATAAGCAGTTCCTGGATTTGTAATAGCAACACCTGTAATATGTCCATTTAGTGCAGTAGCATAACCAATAATAGAGATACCAGTTGATGTTTCTGCAATTACATTAATATGTGTTTGAATACCAGATCTATATCCAGATCCACTATTTCCAATACTAATACTTGTAATGGAACCAAAACCAGAGATTATGGCAGTTCCACCTGCAGCAACCAATGGTTGATACCCAAGACCTGAAGTGGAACCAATATTAACAATTACACCACCAACAGGAACATTTGAGCTATTAATATCTTCACCTGGTGTTAATGTTGTTGGTTCAAAGAATAACTTGGTTTTTCCACCAATTTCAGATAACTCATAGTTACCAACAATTGAATTAACACCCGTTCTCTTTGGCTGCTGGAAGATGTCTTTAATAAGAACAATTGCATTATCCGTAGAAATTCCAATAACATCAGATCCATTCAATGTCAAATCGAATTCTGTTCTAATTCCAGTGAATTTAGTAGAAATATTATCAAAAATATAATTTTGATGATATGTCTCATCTGAACCATCTGGAATTCCAGATCTCATGAAAGTTCTTCCATGGAAATAAGAATTTGTTGTGATGCCAACATAGTCTCTTTCAGATGGATCTACAAAGGGGTAACCATATGCATTGATTGGAGTAACTGGAACTTTTCCATATGGGGGAGATGTGAAATTAATTGTAGATCCAACAATTTTATAATTTCCTGAAAGTTTAGTGACATTATCACCTGCACTATGAATTCCTAATTGTGTACCTAACCATGGTCTTCTAACTCGTATTTTGTCCTGTGTTCCAATACCAACAGTTTCGATGAGCATAACTTCATCATTAATTTGAATAATATCATTGGCAAAAAATGATGTGATTCCTACCGTATTGATTAAAGTATCTGTCAATACAACATCTTCTAAAAGTTCTGTACTTATTCCCAATTTTACAACTGGAGATTGGATCATATTATCAATCGTATATAACCCTTTAGCATCCGTATTAGTTGCTGTAATTTTATGGAGGGTTCCAACACCTACAGAAGTTATAGTAAATGGAATAGGATTAAATTTGAGAGCATTTTCAGCAGAATCTGTAAATTGAAGTTTACTATTATTGACTTTAATAATATAAACATCTTCTGGTAATTTATCAGTTAATCCTATACCAGAAATAGTAGTTGTTGCTATTCCAATTGGAGAATCACCAGATTCATATGTATATTTTACTAATTCACCACTATTAAAGAAATGATTTGATAAATTCAAAACATTTTCTTCAACAGAAACTGTTGTCCCTAAGAGAGAAGAATCAAATACTCTTTCAAAAATCAAATCTCCTTTGTGCTTTAATTCAAAACTTCTCTTAATATCATTATCTGTTCCAGTATACTCTCCATATAGAGTTGCAAATTCACCATCATTATATCTCAATCTAGAAGTTTTTATACCCAAATCGACTAAATTTAGGGCATTGACTAAAATTCTAACATCTATGTCCCTATTAGGTAATGGTTCAAACAAAATTTTAGTATTCCCAGAGTCGAGAATTGCGGAAAATGTTCCAATTCCAGTTTCATCGTAAGTTTCGTCACTAACAATTCTTCCAAATTCTGTTATATAAGTTTCAGTTTCATCTTGGGTTAGTATTATCTCAGAAAATTGAACAATACCATTAGTAATATCTTCTATACTTGCGTAAATATTAAATCCTTTATACTTATTGGGAATTTCTAGAATCTCTGTTGTTGATGTGGCAGATCCTACACTAGTACTACCATATCCAACAATAGTAAATGCTGAATTATATGTACTGGTTCCAGTAGAAACTCTAGAAGTATTTGATATTGAAACTATAGTTGAGGATACAAGATGATTTGTGGAAAGACCAACATCAGGAATTATGCTCATTTCAAGTTCAGTTCCACTAAAATTAAACTGATATGTTCCAATACCAATAGGAACCTCACCAGCAGCCACAGATCCAGTATTTAAGGTTGAAAATTCAGTTTCGTAAATATTTGTTCCATCATGAACTATATTAAATTCATCATACTGATAATAAGTTTCATCTGTAGATTCAATAACAACAATGACTTTTGATGATGTATATGAAGAATCAATACCAACAATTTTAATTGCTGAGGTAGTTCCTTGTGGAATAGATGCAGTTTGAATTCCAATACTTGCAATATCACCAACATATTGAGTTGAAATACCAGTTATATCATAACCTGAAGCATAACTATAACCACTCACATTAAAATCGGTGAATTGATATTCTATT